CTTCAGTTCTGCCACGTCGATGGTCGCCAGCTGATTTTTCTCGCCCCAGAAGCTGAGCGAAAAGCTGTAGTCATCGTTGACCTCTACCTTCGCCTCATAGCCGGTGAGCGCCTCTGCCAGCCCGCGGATCATCTCTGAGGTGGTATTGCCGCTGGCCACGAGCTTCTGCCGGATGGCCGCGCGGCGGGTCGCCAGCGGCAGTGAGTTGTCGGTTTCAATGCCCACCTGTTGCTCCCAGAGGGTGAGCCCCCAGGTGGCTGTGTCTACGAAAAACTGCGCCATCACGTCCTCCAGCGCGGCCTTGGCCTCGAGACTGGCGTCCTCCAGCATGTCGATCAGGGCTTTGCTCTGCTCAGACGCATAATGGTATTCGGGTACCCGTTCCCGGTTCGGTAGTGTACTCATGTGGTTTTCCTCCCTCAGCTGATGGCAACTGTTCCAACCACCGCGGCATCTTCCGCATTGATGGTGATGGCCGACATGCCGCCGTCCACCGTCAGAGCGCTGTAATCTGCCACGCCGGGGCATTGCAGCAGGCAGGCCAGAAAGCGGCTGAACGGAACACGCACCTCCTCACCGAAGGTCTGGCTGGCCAGCAGTTCACCCACCGCCGCCGTCAGCTGATTCTTCACGTCCTCCGTGGTGTATCCGTCCAGTAGCGTCACGGTTGCCGTCAGCGGGATCTCCCGCGTGACCACGCTGACCACGGTGACCGTGGCACCGATGGGACGTTCCTCCTCGATGTGGTCATAGCAGTTCTGCCGAATCGTTTCATCCACCGGCCCCCGATCCGCTCCGGCAATAATGACCCGGACAGTCCCGTTCCCGTTCCACAGGGGTTCGCAGTTGGCATAGGCCACACCGGTAGTTTCCAGCGCCCAGGTGATATAGTGGTTCTTATTTCCGGATGTGATGGGCAGCGTCCGGCGTTGATGATACCGGGCAAAAAAGTCGATGTCACTCTCCACGTCTACGCCGCCGACCGCTGCCTCGGTATTGGTCACGCTGAGAACGCCGGCAACGTTGACATACATGGCCGTGATGCTGTCGGGTGGGAGGTTATAATCCGCACCCACCTCAGCGGCCTCTGCGGGCGCTGTTGCGGAGCCATCCGTGATGATGGCCTCCTCGGTCGTCAGGAACTGCAAACCGCTCTCAGGCGCATAGAGCGCCGTCCCGGCGGCAATATATGTACCCTCAGTCCCCGTGAAGGCGATTTCCACGGTGGCTTTCTTGCCGGCGGCGCGAACCATGCCGATCTGCGCCGCATTTTTATCGATGTACTCGCCGGAGGTCTCATCCGGAAAGGCCATGTGAAGCAAGCTCGGGAACTGCTGGTACATCTTGAACAGCTGATAAGCCGCTACGCTTACCAGCGTATTTGCGTAGGACCCTTCTCTGATGCTGACGTCAACTCCTTTGGCCGTCAGGTCAGAGAGCATGCTCGCTTTGATGCTTTCCGGCGTCAGCTCGTCATAAGGCGATGTCGCAGTCATCGATGGTCACCTCCCCATAGATCGTTGTCAATTTGAAACTCAGATGCAGGACTGAGCCCTCGAAGCTCACGCTTACCTGCGTGACGTTCGTGATATACGGATTGACCTGCAGCGTTTCCCGTACAATGCGGATGGTCTCAGATTCCCGCACCTCTCCGGAATATGCCTGCCCCAGCAAGGTATTTCCGTCAAGGCCGTAGTCGGTGCTGAACACGTCGTGGTTGAAGCGCATGGTGTGCAGCGCATTCCACGCCCACACCAGAACGGCGCGCCCCCCCGTCACGTATACGGGGTTTCCACCTTTCCAGACGGGTTTGTTCGTCCGGAAGTCCCAGTCCACCTCGCGGTAGAGCGGAAGGCCGTCAGAGCCGGTCAGTTCCCCGGTATCCGGCTCTGAGATCAAAGGGAACAGGCTCACGGCAGCTCCACCATCCTCTCGAGAAGGTAGTAGGTCTGCCCGTCGCTGGATCGCATGAGCAGAACCTCGTCATCAACCTGGAGAATTGTCGCACCGTAGACGTACTCCTCCGGCCGGGTGGCCACGCCGATGGACAGCGCACACTTGCACACAAATTCCTTCATAGGAAGCCGCGTCCGGACGCCGCGTCCTTCAACAGGCTTCTCCTGGATGAAATTCGAATACATTGACTCCGGCACACGCAGGTCATCCCTGTCAAGGTCGAGCCCGTCGGCGCGGATCTTCAGCGGCCGCAGGGAGAGGATCTTTCCGATGGCGTAATACGTCGGTGCCTGCTCCCGGGCCTGCTGCCGGATGTGGTTATTCAGCCCCAGATAGGGGTCTCTGGCGTCGCTCATTTGACCTCACTTCCTGCGTCGGCCGTTGCCATCACATTCCGGCAATTCAGCGTCAGCTTCGTGTAGTAATTCTTGTTCTTCCAGGTGTGGACATCGGCGTCGATCCAGAAAATGCCGGTCAACCCGGTCTTACCCTCTCTGACCACCACGGTTTCTCCGGTCAGCAGGCTCATGTCTCCCAGAACGTTGACCGTCACGGTCTTCTGCAGCTTGCCGTCTGCAAGGATCTTCTTGGCAGACGCATCAGCCCTCGCTGCTCCGTCATTTCCCTGGGTGACATGCTGCTCCATCACGCCGCAGAGCTTCTGTGCCTCGCTGTCACCCATTCTCCGCAGAAAGTTACCGTTCTGATCGTAGATGGCCACGCTGTTGACCATTTGGGTCGCATCTTCCTTCGTGGTGGCGTTCATCAGGTTGGATGCAGCCTTCAGGACCAGACTGGACGTGCTGACGGTGCGCTCCTTCACCAGCAGGCCGGCAGGGGTATAACGGATCGCATAGACCTTCCCGTTCTTCTCGCTGGCCAGTGTCCATGCGGTGGTGATCAGCTGGTTCAGCTTCACGCCGGTAAATTTTCTCCGGAGCGGAATGCCTGTGTGTGGCATCTGCGCAATGGGGATCCCTCGGTCGGCGCAGGCCAAACGAGTCATCTCCTCCGGCGTTGCGCCGGTGAATTTGTAGGTGCCGTCATTGCGCTGCAGATAATAGCCGTAGTCAAAGGCGGTGAAGGCCATGGTACTGTCTTCCGAGCCGAGGCTTCTCTGCAGCACAATGCCTACAAACTTCTTCTCGCCACCGTCGGTCATCGTGACCAGGTCACCGATCTCCGGTACCGGAAGCTGGCTGTTTTCGATGTAAGCTACCTCGCCGGTCAGCTGTCGGCTGATGGTAGACTTATCGCCCGACCATGTCCAATACGTCAGGATATCCGTGATGTCCCGGGTACCGGACTTGGATTTGGTCAGATAGATCATCATGCGGATCCCCCCAGCAAAACCGTCTCGGACGGAACCTGTATCGTCACACCGGGATAGATCAGATGTGGATTTTTGATCCCGTTATATTTGGCCAGAGCGTTGTAGTACTTTGCGGAAGATTTGCCGTAATACCGGCGGCAGATCACCGAGAGGGTGTCTCCGGAGACGATTGTATATGACTGCGTTTTTCTGGAGGAGGAGGCATCGTTTGCCCGACCGTTGTTCTGGGTGCCGCCAGCCGCGGCCACTTCCTTTGCCTCCAGGTCGCAGTATTCACGGATAGCCACGGTAACATAGCGGTCACCAGTACCATCTTTCTCGCTCTGCGTGACGTCCTCGATGTAGATCAGGGTGTTGATCTCTGTCCCGGTAATCACCATACGGATGACCTTCCCGTCGGCAGCCCAGGCGTTGAGGTAGTCCAGATAATACTGCGGCTCTGCGTGGGAGCCCGCCTCCATCCACGGATAATCCTGCGCCGGGAGCAGAAAGTCCAGGTTGCCGGAGAATCGCGTCATGCCGCCGGGGCGATAGACGTCCCCCAGCGCATTGATGTTGATGGTCTCGATGCGTTTGCCCACCGTCCATTGGTAGGTGTCCGGCGTTACCGGCATGACCAGAGAGACGCTGTCACGAATAAAACAGATCTGCACCGGCTCACCCCCTCATTCCAGCCAATTCCATCTTCTGGAGCAATGCCGCAGCCACGCGGTCAACATCCGCATCCTCGCGGATTGTCGTGCCGTACATCACGATCTGGATGCCGCCGGAGTTGCCCTCGCTCCGTGCCTCTACGGCGGTCTGCACGCGCTCACCTTGGTGGAGCAAGGCAGGGAAGTTATCATACGGAACATAGTCAATGCCCGTGGCGTACCCGCTGCCGGTATAGACTGCGCTGCGGGGGATCTCGCCGGTGGGCGTGTAAGTGTAGTCCGATGCAGAAAGAGCGGATTGATAATTCGCCTTTCTCGCGGCCGCCAGGCCCTTCGTGAATTCCTGCCCCTTTTCGTAGCCGGCATCCCAGTAATCCTGGTTAAGACCCGTGTCGTTGCGGATCGCCGCCACAAGCGACATCTCGGACTCCAACGCCAGCTGCGCCCCGTCGCTGGCGTTATACTCATTCATGCCCTGCACCTTAGCCTGCATGATGAGCTTGCCCATCTCTGCGGCATCGCCCTCGGCCTTGGCTGTCTGATATTCGTCAGAAGCCATCATGGCATCCATGGCGTCGCGGATGTACTGCTCTTTGCTGTTT